TTTCGCCCAATGTATTGTCGTTGGTTGGTGAGATTGGTAATGTTATAAACAAAACCGTAGTTGTCCCGAATAAGGCTACCATCAAAGGGAACACCCAAATAGATCCATGGATTTTCATAATCAATATCGATACTCATCAATAATGTTTAATACCTTATCGAGATATTTATGTGCCATATCTCGATCCCCTTGCCATGTGGTATCAGGTTCATCGTATACATCATTTTTTAATTTGAGTACACGATTTTTTAACTCTTCTTTCTTCAGTTGATTTTTAGGCATAGGGGAACCTCATGTCCCCCTATTTAAGCACGCTTCAGAGTTGGAATCCACTGAATGTGTCCTTTTTCACATCTTGCTTGATACCACCAACAACGTAGGACTCAACCTCAGTCTCCTGTGGTGCGACCTGAAGACCCTTAGAAGAGATCCAGTGCTGCGTCCAGGGTAGTGGATTGTTGCTTGCTGCAATGTCATACTGAGGTTTTAGACCAATTGCCTTGAGACGACGATTAGCAATCCACTCAACATACTGTTGGAGTAGTTTGTCATTCAAACCAATCATAGATCCATCCCTGAAGAGATAGTCTGCCCAACGTTTCTCTTCATTCACAGCACGGTCAAATGCCTTATAAGTCCACTCTTCCTCTTCCTTCATGATCTGCTTCATTTCAGGATCATCACCCTGTTTCCACTTGTTTAAAATATTCTGGGTGATGGCAAGATGTTGATTCTCATCTCTTGCAATAAGAGAGATGATTTTAGCAGAACCTTCCATAAGTTTGAGTTCACCAAAAGCAAAACTGCAAGCAAAAGAAACATAGAAGCGGATTCCTTCTAGTATGTTTACATTAGCAACTGCCCTGTAAAGTTTACGTTTTACTTCACGTCGATCAAATTGACCTGCTACATGTCCATCTGTAGCAAGTTCCCACATGGTGCTACCATCATATTGGTGAGCACTACTGATGAAGTCGTCATATGCTTCTGTAACACTGCTGGCACGCTCTAAAATACGAGGATCACTAACAATCTTATCAAAGACTTCTGAGGGGTCTGCATAGACGTTCTTGATAATGTATGTGTAAGAGCGACTATGGATCATCTCCATAAATCCCCATACTTCCATACATGCTTCTAGTTCAGGTAAAGAACAGTAAGGAATGAATGCCATACCAGGACCACGACCTTGAATAGAGTCAAGCATGATCTGATACTTCAGATTAGAAGTATAAATGTGTTTTTGTTCTGGACGCAATAATTGATAATCACCACGATCCTTCTGCAAAGAAACCTCTTCAGGTCTCCAGAAGTATCCTAATTGTTGTGTAGTAAGTTTATCAAATACAGGATATTTGTATGAATCATATCTCTGGACACCCAGAGGTTTACCGAAAAACATCGGTTGCTTCTTGGTATTTACTTGTTCAGTGTTAAAGACTGTCATGCCTTTAACCTTAGTTTTCACATCTTCAACTGATGACACTTTAAACTGCACAGGATTCACACTCTCCCTCCTCGGCTTGTTCTAATTCGTTTAACAGATTATTTAAGTTAGACTTCTCTTCCTCAACCTCATCACTCTTGAGGTCATTTGTATTCTGGTAGTAAGAAGTCTTCCAACCGTACTTATATGTAGTTAAAAAGTCTTGTGCCATAGTGGACACTGGAACTTCATTGTCAGGGTAGTTCTCTGGATTATAACTCCAGTTACCAGAAATTGCTTGGTCAAAGAATTTCTGCATCACGGCAACAACATTAATATAACCACGATTAGAAACCATATCCCAGAGAAGAGTATAATTATTCTTCAATGTATTGAATTGAGGAACAATCTGCTTAAGAGGTCCTTTCTTCGATTTTTTAATGGACAGGTAGTCTCTAGGTGGTTCGATTCCATTGGTTGCATTTGACACAACGGAACTGCTTTCCGATGGCATCTGTGCGGACAATGTTGAGTGCCTGAGACCGAACTCATTGATAGATGCTCTAAGACCATCCCAATCATGCACTAACTCCTGACTACAGATTTCATCGACATCGTTCTTATATGTATCAATTGGAAGAATTCCATCAGCATACTTAGTGCGACCAAAGTTTTCACACCACCCCTTCTCCTTAGCAAGTTGATTAGAAGACTTTAGGAGATAATATTGGAAGGACTCTGACAGTCCATGAACTGCGTCCCATGCCTCCTGTGAGTCATACTTGAACCCCAGTTTAGCAAGATAATGTGCAAGTCCAATGAACCCAATCCCAAGCGATCTACGTGCCTTTGTAGCACGTTCTGCTGCTATTACAGGATACTCTTGATAGTCAATCAGTTCTTCTAGACCACGAACAGAAAGGTCACAAAGATCTTCTAGTTCTTCATCAGAACGAATCTTCCCCACATTAACAGCAGAAAGAATACACAGAGCAATTTCACCAAACTCATCATCAATATGATTAATTGGATCTGTAGGGAGTGTAATCTCCTGACATAGGTTACTCATATTCACTTTATCCTTAAAGGAAGAGTGACTATTACAATGGTCAATGTTCATAATATACAAACGACCAGTCTCTGCTCTCTCTTTTAGAATGTTAAGAATTAGTTCTTGTGCTCCGACAGTCTTTCTTGGAACAGACTCATCTCGTTCAAACCCCACATATAAATCATCGAACCTGTCAGTACCAAAGGAATCATACAGACCCGGTACGTCATGCGGTGAGAACAAGCTAATCTCTCCATTCGTAATGAAACGTTCGTAGAAAAGTTTTGAAATTTGGATTGAGTAGTCAAGTTTGCGTACCCGATTGTCTTCTGTGCCTTTGTTGTTCTTGAGAACAATAATGTCCTCTATTTCTTGGTGCCAGATAGGAAAGTGAACTGTAGCAGAACCACCTCTGATGCCGTTTTGAGTGCAACATCGTACAGTTGATTCAAACTTTTTAAGGAAGGGGACCACGCCTGTGTGTTGTACCTCTCCGCCTCTGATCTTAGCGTTGATGCCACGGATTCTACCTGCGTTGATGCCGATTCCTGCACGTTGTGCAACATACTTACCAATAGCCATGTCACTGCTAAAGATAGAATCGAGGGTGTCATCAACATCAACGAGAACACAACTCGCAAACTGACGCAGTGGGGTTCTGACCCCTGCCATGATTGGCGTTGGGATGTTGAGTTTGTGTTTGGAGATTGCGTCATAATACCTTTTAACGTAAGACATTCGCATGTCTTTTGGATACTCTGAGAAAATTGTCAGAGCAATCATCATATACATGAACTGGGGAGTTTCATATACTCCACCATTACTTCTATCCTGTACTAGGTATTTATCTACAACCTGTCTTAGACCAGCATACGTGAATAAAAAATCACGTTCATGATCGATATAAGTATCTGCCTTAGCAATTTCCTCTTTAGAATATTTGATGAAGATACCCTTATCATATACATCAGAATTAGTGCAACTCATAATATGAGTTTCTAATGCAGGCATCTGACGTATCTTTCCATATAAACTTTTTCGTACAGAAAAAAGTAGGAGTCTAGCAGCAACGAATTGGTAATTGGGATGGTCCAAATCAATTAAGTCACTCGCAGACTTAATCAAAATCTCCTGGATTTCTCCAGTGGTAATTCCATCATAAAATTGGATACCAGATTTCATCTCAACCTGACTCGCAGAGACCCCTGCAAGACCAGTACATGCCTCCTCAACCATAAGATGCATCTTATCCAGGTCTAAAGACTCAATACGTCCATCTCTCTTCTTAACCTTTGTACCGTTGCTCATATTTTTTTCCAAGTGTTAAACTTAAGTTTTGCTTCTAAACCAGAATATGTATTTAATTCTATCATGGACTGCACGTCCAGTCCAGACATCACCATATCATTTATATCTTTGTCATCTATGCCATTTGGCCAGATGACTATGGAGTCGCCACTATCGATTGTTTTACTGATTCGATTGACAATCTCTCTGTTGCGGGGTTCGTTATCATAAATCCAAACAGGATTGCTGATCCCCCAACGATCAACATTAGCATCAGCTCCGCACATAGCAATCGAGTTGCGAACGAACGTGCTGTCAAAAGGTCCTTCTGTAACATAGACTGGAGCATCCTTTCTGATGTTATCGAGTCCATAGATTTTTGGTGCGTCATCATCAAGCATCACGGTGATATATTTAACAGGGTTAGGACCGACAGATCTCCCTTGGAATCCAATTAATTTCTTTTCATAATAAAGAGGAATAATAATTCTCTCTTCATCATATCTCGTATCATCAAAAGTTGGTTTAAGCGTATTTACAAACTTCTTAAACGTTTCAGCATAATAAAATTGTGCAGGATCAAGTCTCCTTGCTGTCAAGTAACCAGCAGAGTTAGGATTTTCTGATGCTTTAGGAAGATTAATTTTCTTTTTAAACTTAGGTGCATCAAACTTAAAGTCTGGTTCATCAATTACAAAGTTTCTGCCAGTATGTCCACTTTTAAATTTCTCAAGAACATACTGCTTGTGAATAGCAGGATCAACCTCCTTTAAAAAATTATTAAGAGACATCGAAGCACCACAGTTATGGCACTTGAAATTAGTGTTTGCCTTTACAGCGTAGAGATATCCTCTAGTCTTGCTCTTGTTCTTCTTTGAATCACCACAAATTGGACAACGAAAGTTGTAAAGATTTGATTTGACTCTCTTAAATTTTTCTAACCGCGAAGATACGAGACCAATGAATTTGGAATCAATATGATTCATTCACAAAAGCAACTGCTGGTGCCACTATAGCACTATCGGCAGAAGATAACAAGGGTTTGAGTGTTTTTATTGCTTGAGGATTAGTTATAATCAATATTGCTCCCAATGCTCCGATGCCAATCCAAAGTTTCCGTTCCAGTAATGATAATCGTTTAGTAACGCTGTCATGATCGCTGTCCATTTTATCACGGAGTTTGTCGATTTTATCAAACAACACCGCGTCGATCTTTTCCTGCTTAGTGATTCTTTCCTCATGAACTGCCAACATTCTACTCACATTATTATTTACCTCGGCAATTTTTTCAATAGCAGAATCTAACCTTGAGACTAATGTCTCAAAGTTTTGTAGTTTCTCTTCTAAGACCGCAAGTTTAATTTGCTCTGCCATTCTTCTTCTTGAAGTAATCTAACCATACTCTTCGGCTACCATGACCACCGTATGCATAATTACCTTTCTTTTTTTTCCTTCTTACAGGAGGATCATCTCCTGCCTCCACAGATCCAGCAATCTTTCCATGCGCCATTGCATTCGTGGGAACATCCTCACGAATTATCTGAATGATCTTATCAAGAGGACTCTTTTTCATTATAGATTTTATAGAGTTCTGTCAGACAATACATGTCAACCTGAACGTCATGCAGTGATGAATGAGGATATTCAGGAAATCTTCCAAGAAAAATTATAAAACTTTTCATGGAAGACCATAAATCATTTTCTATTTTAAAGAACAACATAGGAGTTGTTGCTTCACCAAAAATATTATAAAGAATAATAAAGTGGTTCAAAAGAAGATGAGTCTTAAGTTGACCCGTATTCTTGTATCGCTTCAGTAACCTTTTAATATACTTAAAGTGATTCAGATCTTTATCAAAATCCTCTTTGGTAACTGCCTGAGGATTTTCATAATTTTTAATAGCGAAGAGGAGGAAGTTGTCCTCATTCAATTCATTAAAGATCATTCAGTCATCATGCAAGGGGATTAGAATCGTAGAGAGGGACGTTACCGGTTGTAATACCGGACATTGCGACCAGAGTCTCTTTCTTAACTCTCAGGTTGCCATGGTTGTCAATGTAGGTGGTAACACCAACCCAACCAGCGTGGTCAACTTGATACTGTCCGCCAGCAGCAGACTCTTTACCACCCTGAGCAACAGCATATACATTCTTTTGATATCCACCGTGATGTCTCTGGAATGCAATCTGATCGCCTGCGGTAACTGCAGAGGCAATTGTAGCGCCAACACTAACAAATCCAGTAGGTCTTCCATCATCAAATTTAGAGGACATACCAGCAATAAACACAACTGGATCACCTGTTGTGATGCCCACTGAGAGAGTTGCTGCAAAACCAACTCCAGTTGCTGTAATTGAAGTGACGACTCTTTCAAGAACACCTGTCCCAGTATCAAGACCACCAGTGGTAAGTCCAGCTCCAACAACTAGAGAATCACCAATTGTTAAACCAGGGAAAGGTGAAGGAGTAAGTGGAATAAATGCTGTTCCAACTCCTTGAACCTGGGTCACTGAAGCAGCACCAGTTCCAACACCAGAAATTATATGATCAACACCGCCTACATCAATAAAATCACCTGCAGCGATTCCTTGATCACGAATGTTATCCTGTCTACTATTTTGGAAATCATCATTAGTGTTAAATGCGAAGACGCTACCACCGATCGCAACACCAGTTTGAGCAATTCCTGTGTAGAATGTCTTAACAGTAGGTGCTTCTTTATTAAAATCAGTGTCTTCACTAAACGCAGGATTTGATGTGGTGTATTTTGGAAGTCTGCTTACCTGGAATGTAGTAGAACCAGTTGCAGTATGAGCGTTAGGACCAGAGTGAAGCAGACCAATTGTAGATCCAATGGTACAAGAAATCGTACTGGCGACCGCAACGATTACAGCATCACCAAAATATGTTCCAGTTCCTACACGAGTTCCAACTCTTAAAATGTCACCAACCTGAGCAAAACCAGTTACACCAAAACTAGTGCCAGCGCCAGTTACAGCCAGGGTAGCATAATTAATTGAAATGGTCCCACCACTCTCTACACTAATTGCATCGGTATTTCCCCAGAGTGCCATGTCTTTCTCTCTAAAATTTACTTGATATTAGATATTTATAAAATCACTCACCCTCACGGGCAGCGATTGATTTGGTTACGACCTCCAATAATTGGTCGTCCATATCGGTTTTTGTTAACTTAACTGCCTTAGCAAGAATAGCAAGACAAATCTCAACAAGTTTCTCACCCAGTTCTTCATTTTCTGGAATTTTATTAACAGCATCAGAAATAATTTTAGATGCTAAAGGTAAAAGGAATGCAAGCATGATAAACCTCAGTGACTATTATATATATCCCCCAAAAAGTCTCTAAAGGATTTTCTATCTTCATTTACATCACCCGAAGTATCTTTCTTATGAAGATTTTTATAGAGATGTTTATGAAGTGGTTTTGCTCTCTTCATAATCTTATCTCTCTGTGAAAAATCTGCTGCTTCTTTTGCAACCTTTTTCTCAGGGAGTTTCTTATGCTTAGTAGAAGCAAAGTCTTTCGCATCACTCTTCTTCATAGATGCTGCTGCTTTAGCAACCTCAGGAGAAGGGTTGGTCATGTCACCTTTCTTGGTGGCATAAACCATACCCATAAACCTTTGCTGTGCCTTAGATACGGCAGGCATTACTTCTTCTTGGTATCCATGATAGCACCCTGTCCATGCTTGGCACGGATGCTTGCCTTTACTTTCTCAAGTGCCGACATACCATCATAGGGTTTTTTCTTTCCACCACCCATGGCAACATTTTTAGTAGCACTCTTGTAACGATTGTTGCCATCAACACCACCACGCTCCATGCGACGATCCTTCAGAGAATCTTCGGTTTCTTCACCCATTGCTTTCGTGGGTGCCTCAGACTTTTTTGCTTTATTCAACCCCTGTTGTCTTCTTTGAGCAATCATCCTATCAATCATTGCTTTCTTCTTTTGAAGTTGCAGTTCTTGAGGAGTCATCGATGCATCTTCCTTCACATCGTTTCTATCATATTTCTCAGCATCCTTGTTCAGTGCCTTGACAATCTTACCAGACTTTTTGCCTGCCTCAGTTCCTTTGTCACCACCCTGTAGTGCTGTACGTGACAGGTTTCCTGCTTTGCGGAACATGGTGTTTCTCTTACCTCTTGAGAGTTCTTTATAACCCTCTTCCACTTCAGTCTCAACTTCTTCGTTCTTGGGAACGCAGTTGGGAACCATCTTACCACCTTTCTTCTTCATCCCAACTTGCTTGTGGGAATCCCAGCAAGGGTCACCATCACCCTCATTCATATGATCGGCAGCCTTATACTTCTTATTGCCTGCCTTATATGCTTGATAAGCAGGTGTGTTTCCTTTCTTATCAGCATTGGTAACAGTCATACGGGTGTCTTTTTTCTCTGGTGGAGTTCCACCATAGACTGCTTCATCAACTTCAGTCATCTCAAGCAGTTCACCACCTAGTTCTTCTACTGCCTCACCAAGTTTTGGATTGATTTTAATTTTATTGCTTATCTTCTTTTCTTTAATTGGTTTATCATCCTCAGTATCAGTCATAACCTCAGCGAGAGATCTTGACTCCTTGAGTTTTTTCTTCATCGCACTGCCAATTGCCTTGCGACGTTTCATCAGGTAAGAATCACTGCTGTCTTTCTTACCGTCATTATTGACATCACCGTCTTCTTTACCAACAGGATCAAGTTTCTCGGCAACTTGAGTTTCCTCAAAGTGAGGATTCTTCATAGAAGTCCCCATCTTCTCCATATCTTTACGTGCTTTCTCGTTATTCTTTTGGCGTTTCTTCATATCTGGTTCAAGATATGAATCATCCTTCTTCTCAGCAACTTGATCTAAGTATACCTTTGAGATATCAAGCAAAGGATTTTTACCGATTCCATTAGACATGGTAATTCTATGACTTTTTAATCTTATACTTATTTATGAAATTCTTAACGCTCTTAGTTCCTGTTGCTGCCATAGCATTTTTAAGGTATCCACCAGTTCCAACTAAAGTGTTTGGTTTTTGAGGAACTCTCATACGGCGTTCCATTTTTTTCTCCGTATATTCCATGACATCACGGATCCAGGACTTGAACATATAGTCCTCTTCAGTCACACAGATTAGGTGATTAGTTCCTCTACGAATAATCTTACCAACTAATCCTGTGTTTAAACTTTCAACAATATCACCCATGCGATAAATTAAACCCCGCACGTACTGATTACGAAGTCCTCCCTGATCATACTTGGGAGCAATCTCCCACATCTCAGCGACTTCTTTCTTTTTCTTCTTGGATCCCATACCCTGACGAACTGCATCAAACAGTGCGGTAGTGTCA